GATACTTTTAACATATCACGATAAGATTTGGAAATCATTTTAACAAACTGTTCTTTGTCTCTAGGTTTTGGAATCATTTCATGTGCTTTTAAAAGCATGGTTAAAATCTTTGAGTCTACTTTTTGTTTTTTACCATCTTCAAACTCAATAGGTTTATTACCTTTAACATCTAATGCTTGTCTCATCTGCATAACCATATTTTTCATTGCAGCTTTTTTATCAGCGTCAGATGCAGTATCATCTACATCTGCACTATCTTTACCTCTTCTGACTAAATCTCTATCCTTACTCATACTTCGTCTTGCATCAGAAGCTGCACCTTCGTCAATCTCTTCTACTTCAATCTCTTCAATAATCTCATGATTGATTAAAGAATACTTTTCTTTAATATCATCAATAGATGCACCCATGTCTCCGATTGCAAATGTTACTGCACCATCTCTTTTATACAGAAACTTCTTAACTGCTTTTTCATTACCTACAGTTACAAGTGTAATCTTTTCAACTCTACCTTTGTTTACTACATTCTTTGATTTGACAAGATATTCAACAAAGTCATTACCTTTACTAATTGTAGAACTAGTTTTAAGTTTGACTTTATCACCCTTTTTGAGTTTATCAAAAATCTTATTCAACTTAGGGTCATTCATTTTTAATTCATTTACTTGCATTTGTGCAAGTACTTGACTCATTGGTTGTCCATGTTTAATCATTGTTTTTTCCTTTAGTTATCTACTTTTGCACCAGCACGCCACTGATAACAACTCCAGTATCTTGCCTTCCACTTGGGGCCAGGATTGTCATCACAACTGTGTCTTGCACGAAAATTCTTTCTTGCTTTTGGGTCATCACGATTAATTCCCATGTTTGGGTCACCAAAGCGAACTACCACGACTTTACCCTTTTCGTTTTTTACATAAACCTTAAATTTCTTTTTAGGGTTTTCACTTGTACGAATTGGGTTATTCAATTTTACTTTTTTACCTTGATATTCTGATTCTTCAATAACATGGTCATAACAAGAACAATCTTCTTCAGTTAGTTTTGATAACATAGTTTCGTATGTACTATTTAGTTTTTTTAACCATTCATCACCATACCTCTCTTGATATAATGTAATAGTCTCATCAGAAGAGTACCATTCTTCTACTGATTCTTTAGATGCTTTCTTTTTCTTTTTATACCCACCAGCTTTAATTTGTTTCTGTAGGTCTGGGTCTGCTTTACCACCAGTTAACATTGAGTTAACTCTTGCAAATGCCCATTGTTGTTGGGAAGCGCCTGGTCTGTGTCCACCCTTCCACGCAGCCATTCCTCTATCATAACTCTTCTTGAGAATACCATATGGAACACCAGTTTTCTCTGACTTGTTTACAAGACCTTCAATCTTTTCGTCAAGTTGAATATCCTCTTTCATTCCATACTGTTTAACTTTATCACCTCTAATTCTTTTTGCAAGTGTATTGTTATCAGAACGTCTTTTAACTTTAACTTTGAGATTGGGTAACTTTTTATCCCTTCTCATATAAGTTGTTTTTTCATTTTTAGGAACACAATTAGGTACTGTTTTACCATTCTTCTTTTTGGTGCCAACTTGTTTATGTGTATCCCAACATGGGTCATCTTCTTCTGTCTGACTCATCTTTGCAACTGTCTCTTGGTCTTTTGCAATACGATACTGAAGAGCTGCAACTCTTTTTGCTTTTTGTACTTTTTCTAATTCATCTCTTTTCTTTGCTTGGTCAGACTTTGGTTTTTCTTTATCATCTTGTTCATTTATCTTTGAGGTATCGGTTGCCATGAAAGGGCCTCTTCTCAAAACTTTAAATGCAACTTTAACTTCATTACCAAATATTTCTTTTGGATGTATAATATTAAATGTAACCATTTGAGTATTGTTGTCAATACCCTTCAGTTCCATATCTATTTCTTTATAGACTTTACCTTTAAATTTTAAACCATGTGCAGTAACAAGTTTCTGAACTTTACCTTGAGAAACTGCTTGTTTTGCTCTTTCACCATACATTTGTTTGAATTTTTTAGTATACTGTGATGGTTTAGTATCTGCACCCTTATCCCCAGGCGCATCACTTCTAGAACCACCCTTTGCAAAATGTCTTGCACGAGCAACCTTAGTAGACTTTGACATTTCGTCACCATCTGCATCTTTAGAATAATACTTCGCTGGTTGTGTACCTTTAACGTCTGCAACATCACCTTTTGCTTGTTTTGTCTTTGTAATCTTCTTTGGTTCTTCAACTAAGTCATGTAACCAAACTCTTTGCATATTCTCAAATACGACATAGTTTGTACCTTTTCGGACAATTGTACCTTCTTCACCTAGTTTTGTTTCGACAACATCTCCTACGTTCCAAACTTCACCACGAATATATGCATCTCTTAATATTTCTTCGTCTGTCCAATTCTGTTCTCGTACACCCATATTCTTACGAATATCATCAAACAGTTTCTTTGCATCACCAAAGTTTCTAGGTAATCCCATTTGAAAAGAATCAAAGTCTCCTTGTGCAGCTGCAGCTCTCATCTTAGATGCAGACATTCCCTCTACACCTTCTGCATCTGGGTCACGCTCTCCAGCAGACACAACTCTGATATCATCAAAACCATAGTAACCGTGTTTACCTTCAACACCATTATACTGATTTAATAATCTATCAAATTCTTGTACTCTGTCAGAACCTACAACCATAACGATTGCTCTATGTCCTTTATTGTGCAGTTCTACTGCAATGTCAAATACGTTTCTTGATTTACTTGTAATAATGTTTCTTGCATATTTACGAAACATCTTTTTCATATATGCAATCTTCCTTGCATGAGGAAGTGGATTCTTTTTTGCATCTTGTGAATGAGATGGGTAGACATACATCAAAGAACCACCATTCTTTGACTGTTGTTTTGCAAGTGCATCTATTAGTTTTTCGTGACCAGTTGTTGGTGGATTAAATCTACCAAATGTAAATACTGCTGTATCACCTTTTGCTTCTAGAAATGTTTTCATACTAACCCTCTTTCTGAGCGAGTCTTGCATTTTTGACTCTCTCACCCTCTTTTGCTTTTAATCCACGCAAAATCTTTTTAGTCATTTTTTGAATAACTTTAGCTTTCTTTGCAGTAACCTTTTGGTCAATCTGAATTCTTTTGTTTATGGGAAGTTCGTTATAATTGATATCTGGCCCCAATGATTTCTTGATGACCTTCATCTTTGCTTGTTTTGCAGCTGACTTTTGAAGAGAAGCAACATCTCTCTTTTTGAGTAATGCTCTTTTCTTCTTCAGTTTTACAGATGATTTCTTTGCAAGAAGTTTCATCCGTCTACCCATTTCTCTCCGTCTTTGCATTGGAGATTTGGTAGGTTTCACTGGTGCTTTTTCGCACAACATTTCTTTTAAAGTTTTCATTTATCCCATGCCTTAATTGCAGTAAAGTTATTAAAACTAAATTCCATTCTATCAACTAACTTTACAGCGTCACCAGATATTCTATCAATTGCAACATATCCTTCTGGATTTACAACTTTAAAACCATTTTTGGTTTTGATAAAAGTATCTGTTAAACCTTTAACACTATTTAGTTTTTTCACAATCCCCATCTTCGCATTTACAAGGTGCATCTGTAATGCAATCACTTGTTGAAGATTGGGTAACATCTTTTTAAATTCTCTTAGGTATTCAGTCTTCTTTGTTTCCAGAACATCTTTAGATTTCTGGGTCTTGAGTTTTTCAATCTCTTTTTGGAAATGATTCTCTACATGAGTAATGTAACCATTTGCATGGCCTTTAGGGTCTTTTATTGCTTGACCTACACGAACCTTTGTGTTATTATATGTCTTCAAACTTGCACCCACTAACTTACCAGTAAGTGAATCTTGTAACCTCAAGAACTTCTTGAGTAGTGGTGCATTAATTCTTTGAAATGTTTTACCAGCATTTGATAAGTGTGCAGTAACTTCTGCTGTTTCTTTTGCAGTCATTGTTGCAGTACCAGATGCATCTTTATATGTTGCATCATCCATCCACACTGATTTTGATTTACTTAGTCCTTTTATATCTGCACCGAAAGATGCTTTCATATCTTGTAATGTAGAACCAGTATATGTTGTGTGCCATACAATACCAATCTTTGCACTATTAATACTTTTACCAATATCAGATGTAGGGTCAACTGCATATACAATTGTATTTGGTTGGAATGTGATGAAAGACTTACCGTCAATCTTTTCAGAAGATTTATCTTCAGATGTAAACATCAAGTCACCTTGAAGAACACCTTTGATACCTAACTTGGAAAACTCTTCTAGTGCAACTTTGAACTTTGTGTTCAATGCACCAGATAGTCCATCTTCATCAATCTCTGCGGCTGTTTTGTATAGTTTTGGAGTTGCGTTGAATACTGATTTCTTTGCAACAAAGAACTTACCGTCACTTGGGTCTTCTCCAGCAAATATTGCAGGCGCACCATCCCACTTCACAGTCATGTTAACTGAAGACCTAGATTCACCAGCAAGCATATCTCTTAGTGAACGAACAAAGTTGATTGCAGCTCTACCCCCAGGCACACCAAAGTTTAATATCTCATCTTCGATATGTTCTAAGTGTAGGTTCTTACCTTCTTTACCTTCTAGTAAATTAATCATTTGTATACTGCATGAGGCCCAGATAAATCTGATTGTGATGATGCATATCCAGCGATTGCATCTGTTACCTCATTTGCCTTCCTACTGTTAATCATACTTGCAACGACAAACATTGCCCAATACTTAGAGTATAGAAAATCTGGTTTCTCTTTGTCAAGTAATTTATTAAATTCTTCTTGTTCTATTTTTTTACCCTTTTCTAAAGAAAGATATAGTTCATAGAACTCTTGTAAAAATTGTGGAGTTGGTTTGGTTGCAAGTTGTTTTACTTTCCTTGCAGTTAACTTGTTTGAAATACCAGTAACTTTTTCTAATATTGCAAGAACAATCCCACCACCTATTTTACCAGCAGCAGCACTTTTGCCTTTTATTTCACCTTGAAATTGAAAATTACCAAATGTTCTAAGTTGGATATTACCAGCACCTTTCATTTGAAAATACATATCTTTTGAATTAAAAAAATCTCTTGTATATAAAACATAATCACCAAAAGTAACTGGTCTACGAATAAATCCAGAAATATTATTCTCCACAACAGTAACAGAACCAGATGCCTTTTTTAATGAGATACCCATGATATTCTGTGAATCATACATTTCTTTAAAATAATTATTAAACTCACCAAGCGTTTCAAATTGTGCAAAGTTGGGATTAAACCCTTTCTTTACAACCCAAATATCTGCTGGACTCCATTTATTAATATTTGAAAATGCCTTTTCTGTACGATTTAATTCTTTAAATCTACCTTCAATATCTTTAACTAAAGGAGAACCTTTGTGAAAAGTAAAACTACCTTTCATATTTGATTTCATTTTTTGTGCAATGAGTACAGATGACTCAATCCATGAATCATCTAATGTCTCTTCTATTTTAGGTAGTTGTGTGTCAATCTCAAAGTCTTTAGATTTTAAGGCTTTGAAATCTACATCTTCTGGTTTTACACCACTTTGAATTTCGGATGAGTATATGCATTGTAAACATTCTGTGATATCAGTATTTTCTGCACCACCACCAGAACCACGACCACCACCGAACATAGATGTTTTCGTAACATCTTTGAGAGTAATCTCCTCACCCTCTTCTGTACGAAACACTTTTTTGAATCTTTTATTATCATAAAATGCAGTATCTAAATCACCACTTTCAAAAGCAATTCTATCTATATCGTTAATGAATGTAAGTTTAGTTTTACCTTTAGATGTATCCAAAGGTGTACCATCTGCGATTGCAGATTTCAGTATATTTACGTTATCTCTTTTCAGAAGTTGCGCTTTGTCCATTGAAGCTTCTGAAAGATACCCTTTAAATCCTAACATCCAAGTACTCCATTTAATATTACTCTTATTTATGGGTTAAGAAATTTGGAAATCCGTAGTCACCGAATGGTTTATTTGTATTCAGAACATTTGATACTTTTTCTGCATCTTCTTCAAAATGATGTTTACAAACGATACGCCTAGAGGGGAGTTCAATAACTTCCCACTTTTTTGATTCTACATTAATGTCGTGATAGTATTTTACTTTATACTTACTAGACTTTAATATCTGAAAATTTCTCATACTTGCTAGTCTTTCCAGCAAATGGAGTGTTGTCGAATACAGGCTGTTGTTCATGTTTCTCTTGTCCAGAATCTACCAAGTCATTTTGTGCTTGTTGTTCTACATCATACAGTTTCATTTTCGCTCTGTCAATACCTAATATAAATCTCTTATTCATAGTAGGGTCATTATAACGATTCTTTAACTGTTTAACACATATCTGATTTAAATCTTCAAGTTCTTCTGTAGATATGAGTGCAAACATAAGGTCTGCTGTAGCAGGCAAACCAAAACTTTCTGACGTATCTTCCAACCCAATGTCGCTTGAGACAAACCCCCCTCTAGTTGTTTGTGTCGCTGACATAATAGGAACATTAGTCTCAACGGCAAGGCCTCTAAGTTCTTCTGCAATCGCTTTGATATAAAAGTATGAACCGACATTTGCATTTCCTTTAAACCTTGATGATGCACAAATATTGAGATAGTCAATAAAGATAATGTCTGGTTTGAAACTACGTTTTAGTGCAAGTTCCTTTATCAAACTTCTAAAGTTTCCAACATGAGCTGATGCAGTTGGGTATTCTTTGACAATCAATTTTCCATTTGTCTTTTTGTTTATTCGTGTTAGATAACTTTCAAACATCTTCTTAGGAAGTGTATGTAAATCATCTATAGTTACATTCATTAAGTTTGCATCTATTCTTTCTGCAATACGTTCTTCTGCCATCTCTAGTGTGATATACAGAACATTCTTACCTTGCATAAGTGTAGATGCAGCCATATGACACATGAACAACGACTTACCAACTCCAGTTCCAGCAAGTGCGATATTTAGTGTCTTTTGTGGTAAACCACCCTTTGTTATCTTATTAAAATAATCTAGGTCAAATGGTATCTTAATCTCTTTCTTATGATAGAAATCAAATCTTTCCATACCATCATCAACATAGTCGTGTCCTACTGATAGGTCAAACGATACAGCAAGTGCATCTGAAAGAATAGAAGGAATCGCTTCTGGAGTTCTATTCTTGTCTTTCCCATCAATAATCTTAATTCCGTCAAGAACTGCATTATAGATTGCTTTATCTTTACAGAACTTTTCCGTTTCATCATGTAACCACTGAAGGTCAACATCTGTCTTATCAAGTGTACTAATAATGTCCACTATCTTTTTATACTCTTCATCATTGATATCTTTACGATTATCAATACCAATAGTTAGAGTTTCTTTTGTAGGTAAAGAATTATACTTATCTAGAAACTTTTCAATCTCTTCAAATACAACTCTTTCATCTCTATTAGCAAAATATTCTGGTTTGATGAAAGGGAGTACTTTTCTAGTATAATCCTCATTATATATTAAATTTGTGAGAGTTGTTCTCTCAATTGTCTGTATCTGTGTTGACATATTGTAGCGTTCCATCCTTCAATTGTTTATCCATTATATCATAAAGTACGTCACCAATCAAGTTAAAAAAGTCATCATTAAAATGTTCTTTTCCTAACCCATTGGAATCTAAGATTGACCATTCAAAGTCTAATCTTAATCTATCGTTTTCTTTATCCTCAATCGGTGTAACTTTTCCATACTTGTAAACTACACCTTGATAGAAACCAGCTTCTTTAGTTAGTCCTATACCTTGCCACTTAGCATCTTTATTCTGAACTAACTTGTACTTCTTCTCTATTTCCATACTTGTACTCTTTCTCTGCACATTTATCTAATTGTTCCATAATATCTTCAGTAAAGAATTTCTCTGGATTATTATTGATTGTCTTACCAAAAGTTTTAGAACCGTCTGGTAACTCAATACGAGTCGATACATTTTTAAATATATCATACTTTAATGCTAAGTCAAGTAATCCATAGTATTTATCTAAACCTTTATCATAGGTCAAACGAACATCTACCATTTTATTTTCTACAGTAATTCTAGACTTATGATTCTTACAGTGAACAATATTACCAACAACCTCAGTACCATCTTTTTCTTTCTTCTTGGAAAGATAGATAATAGAAGAAGCAGCATACTTCAGACCAGAACCACCACCCATTTCTTTTTGGGGGAACATTGAACCAACAACATCATAAGTGTGATTAGTAACAACCATAGGAACTTTTGCACGACCAAGTTTTAAAGTCAATACACGAAATGCAGCTTTGAGTACTTGAGCACGAGTCATATCCCTAGTCTCTTTACCGTCAGCAGTATCCTCTACTTCTTTTGTAGTAGATAACATACCAAGTGAATCGAGACACAATAGAATAGGTTTTCTATCTGCTTCATTTTGTTCTAGATACTTATCCAACACTTTAAGTGATTGTGTTCTAAACTCTTGAACAGTAGTCACTGGAAACATCACCATTCTATTTGGGTCAATTCCTCTATCAACTACCATCTGTTTAGTAATTGCACTTTCTGATTCAAAGTAAATAACACCAGCATCTGGATTTGCATCCAGAAAGTTTTTAACCATACCCATTACAAAATATGTTTTACCAGTTGCACTTTCACCAGCGATTGCAGTAATTTTATTTGATGGTAGACCACCGTAAATAGAACCACTTAATAGTGCATTGAATATATAAGAACCAGTATCAATAAATGAACTTACATCTCCTGCTTCTACTCCGTCTGCAACCAAACCAGCATATTCATTACCAGCTTGTTTAGCAATATCTTTTAAAAAATCCATTATATATCATCCTCATCTCTGTTATCAGAACGAAACTCATCAAATCCGCCAGGATATCTATCTTTGAGTTTCGCAGTATTAATATCTATTAGTTCTTCAATATCTGTTCCAAGTGCCATACACCCTTGTGCGATATACCACATCACATCGCCGAGTTCAGATTTTAAATGTCTTACAACATCTTCATCCATCTCTTTACCTTGAAAGGCGCACTTCTTAACGATATCGTTAAATTCTCCAACCTCACCAGACAAACCGATACTTGCAGTCATTAGTCTTGATGGGTCTACACCTTGTTCATCTATGATTTCCATAGAGTCGATAAAGTCATCTGTGTTTTTAGTTTGGTCACTAGAAACTTCATCTACAAACTCTAAATAATCTTTTAATAAGTCTGTGTCCATAATAATAATCTCCTATTTTGTATAATATACACTATTTA